CCCCGCCTCCGGCACCTCCTTTGCCGTACATTAGGCCGGGAGATAATCCCGCTGCATCCATTTGTGCTACTTGGTTGGCGTAGCTTTGGTCTTGGTAGGTTCTGTTGTATAATACCTGCTGTCTTTTGAATGCATTTTCCGCTGCCATTTCTCCGTATTTGTAATTTATTTTGGCTGCGTTTTCCACCATTTCTTTCTGCTGGTTTATCTGTTTCCTCCTGCCTATGCCTAGCGTGTTGAGGATTCCTGTTGCGTTGCCTATTATTCCCGAGATAGGGTTTGCAATGCTTTCTCCTTTTTCGAGTAATTTCAATAGATCTTCGAAGTTCATTTTCGTTCTTTTCTTTAAAAGAATTTATACTATTGTTCTTGTTATATATGTATAAACGTCTACCGCCCTGTGCCACACGCATTTGCGAGGGTTAAAAGAGGGGGGGCGGAAGCATTCCCCCCTCTTTGAGTTTTGGTTGATCTTTATACGACTGCTTTAGCTTTTTTCGGGATCGGTTTTTTCTTCTGTCCCGAAATCTTTTACGGCTTCGGTTTCACCTTTGTTTTTTGCAATTTGGTTTGCTGCGCTTTTGTTGATTTTGTCGATTGCGTCTATCGCCACCTCAAATCGGTCTGTGCGGATATCGTATTCTGGCAGTACACCGTCTTTTTTTTCTGTGTAGATTGTTGGGAATACTCCGTCTTCCATGCTGCTGGACTCTCCGCTGATTATTTTCCTTAGTTTCACCTCCCTTGGTTCTGCTTGGTATGTGAGGTTTGGATTGTTAATGCATCCTTTTCTTTTTGTTGCTGTTTTCATGGTGTTATAAATTTGGAATTTGTTTTGCTGACATTACCCGGCGTGCTGTTACGTCGAATGCTACTTGTACCCAGAAGTTTTGCGAACTCAGTCTTGACTCTGCGAATATATTGTTGTATATCGTAGGATCAATGTAAGTTGATGCGTTGCTGATTGTGTGTTCTGAGCTTTCTTCGTATACTCTGTTCAAGCACATAAATGCTAATGGCATTCCTGCGGCAAATTCGCCGTATGTTTCGTTTACGTCTGTTGTGTATTCGATCCATGATGGCTGTTTTCCTAATGACTGATATGTGAGTTCATTGTTTCCGTTGGCTTCTGTACTCCACGCTGCTGCTTCTTCTGCGATAAGTTCTTGAAATCCGATTGCGTCTAATGTTGGCTTGTGGAAGTCATCCATGTTTTGCAGTCTTGTCCACCATTTGTTGCCTTGGCTGTAATCAATTCGAGGTGTGATCGATCCCAGAGCCATGATCATACTGGGTTCTGTGCATTTGATTTTCAAACCTCTTCCGGATTTGTACATGGTTGCAACTCCTCGTCCGGCAAGTGTTCCCAGCGGTTCTTCATCTGTTGCTGAGTTTGATACGATTTCATCAAATGCGATTTCACTTTGCATTCCGCCGCAGAATATAGGTGATTCGGGCAGCATTGCGCTTCTGATTCCATATGTCGCTTCTCTCCATGCTTGATAGGTGCCGTCTGTAATGGCTACGCGGTTAAGCATGTTGAAGATCTTCTTCTGGAGGATCAGAGCATCCATCGTAAGTTTGCCGTCGCTTACATCTACAGCTGTGATTGAATTGATTCCACCTGTTGTTCCGTCGATCCATTCGGTATTCAGCCAGTTGTTGAATCTGTCGCTGAGGTATGTTTTTACTGCTAACCCTGCTTGTGAATACCATGCATTTGAACTGACATATGTTTTCGTGCGGTTATAGTTTGGTAGTGTTAAGCCTCCTGTTGCAGCTCCGTATGGCATTTTTATATTATTTACTATATATGCCGAGGTGCTGGGTGCAGCTAAGATTGATGTTCGTTCATCGTCGATGTTTTTTAATGGAAATGTTGTTAATTTGATTTTTTTGTTGTCCGGCATTGTTATCGAATTCTCTCCGGTCGCATCTGCGTTGTATGCGATTGTGATCTTCTTTTTGACTTTATACGTGTAGACCTTGGTTGCTTTTCTTGGGTTTCTTGGTTCTCTTAGTCCTAATGCTTCCGGATCTGTTCGTTCGAATACTAATGCGTCTCCGAGTTTCGTTAGTTCGTTTATTTTCTGATTTGAATTAGGAATATTCGTTAAGAGTTGGATCTCATTGACTTCTTCGGGTGAGACGTTTTCCTCGAACTCTAACTTGATGTACTTTGGATTTTCAGTTGTTGGTTCGATCGTGTATTGTTCACTTTTGTTTTTCGTCCATGTCTTGATCCAATTTACTCCATTTCCTACACTGAATGTCTTCCAAATATGGCTTATTCCGGTGATTACGTATGCGTTTTCTTCTTGCTTGTTGGCGTAGTAGTTTTTGAATATATCCCAGTATGCCAGATTGAATATTGCAGGAAATCTTCGTACGTATTGATTGACTTTTGAATATCCAAATCCTTTTATTCCTAAGTATGAGAGCAGTGAGCTCGGATTGACTTGCCCTCTGTTGGTATCGTTTTCATAGATCGATGTGTTGGCGGTGTTGACTATGAATTGCGGTAGTAATACCTTGCTCATGTTCAGCCCTACTCCCAGAGCATTATTATGCAGCGCTGCTATGTAGAGTCTGATCGGAATTACGAATACATCGATTTGATGTTTGAAGCTTCCGAATACAGGTCCGGTTGTTGGCAGGGTTTTTACTTTTGTTGTGATGTCGATGTAGAATGTTGTACCATCCAAACCTATTTGACACCAATAGGGCACGATTGTTCCGCACGCTTGTGATGTTCGGATTATTTTTCCCACGTTGTGAGATGATCTGCCGAAATTAGGCAGATATACTTCCATTTTGCTTTCGCTTCGGAGTCTGTCTCCTCCCAATGTTTTTTTCATGGTTTATTCTTTTTGAGTGTTTTTCATTTGGTTTTTTACGTGTGTGAAGAATATGAGCGCTGCTGTTAGGATGTCCTCCCATTTTTTTTGAGCCAGATGTTCTTCAGCATCCTCTTTAGTGTTGAATTCTTTTCCGTTTACGAGTGCACCGCATGTTGTGATTACCCATTTGTTTTTTTTGTTGCGGATCAGTACGAACGGGCCGTTTTCCGATGTTTCTCTTTCTTCGATTTCGAGGTTTACATTTTCGATTTCTTCCTCTCTTTTCTTGCTTTCAGTAAGCAGCTGATTTCTGAATTTCTTTTCCATGTTATTTGATTTTTATTGATTTTGACACTTCGATTGTGTCGACTTTGATGCCGTTTGCTTTGAGATGGTACTTGTTAGTGCATCCCTGTTCTATGATTACAGCAGCTGCTGCGCCGATTGCTGCTGCTATTACTGCGATCCATTTTACGATTTTTTTTACTTTTTCATTCATAGGTTTAGTGATAATTGATTGTTGGTGTTTTTGATCATTACAATTCTTCTGATAGTGGGTAGATACATTTTTTTTGTTTCTTCGTAATTGTATTCCCAGTCAGTTACTTCGTAGAAGCTTACGCCGGTTCTTTTTGCTTTTTGGGAGATTACGTCTTTTTTGTCGTATACCTCTCCGTCTTCTGTTACGTAGTATGTCCCTTCATAGTTGAATTCTCGCCGGGACACTCTTTCGGCGCCGATTAACTTTGCAAGATTGTTGGATCTTGTTCCGATTTCTCCTCTGTTGTAGGTTTCAGTATTTTGTTTCGTGTTAGGATGTCTTCTAACCTTCTGATTCCGAATTCTGTTTCCCATACTTCACGAATTAGTTTTTCTTTCCTTATAATTAAGTCTGCATATCCTTTACATATTTCCTTTTTTTCTCTTTCCGTCATATTTTTTGATTGATTGCCAGTATTTTACTGCGTTTACATACTCTTCGTATTGTTTTATTGTTTCTACTTTGATAGGAGTTTTGTTGTAGTACTTTACTTGTTTTTCTTCTTTTATGATTCGGAGGGCTTCGCGTTCTTGAACTGTCCATATTTTTTGTTTGTAGTATGTTGGTAGTGCGACTTTTATTCCTGAGTTTGTTTTGTATGTTTCTTCTGTAAATTTATCTTGATATTTGTGTCTGTTGAGTGTGTTTTTGTTTATGTAGCTTGCTCCGATTTTTTTTGAAGTGAATATTTTTCCGTCGAATTCGGGGTTGTTCTCGTCTCTTTTTGTTACGTATTTTACGATGTAGTTTATTGTTCTTTCATCTATGTCGTAACCGAAGAATATCCATCCGTACCCCCATTCTTTTTCGAATTGCTCCTCTGTTAGTTCTGTCCATATGAGGCCATGCAGATGTATTCTTTTGGTATTGTCATGCCCCATTTCTGTTATCAGCCAGTGTTTGAGTGGTTTTTTGTACTTTTTCCACCATCGTTTTCTGAATAGGTTGATTGCTTTTTGAGCTGCTTTGTTTGGTTCTTTTTCGTCATATTCTAACTTTTTTAGGCTTTCTTCGGAGAATGTCAG